TGGCATACCTTGCTCCACCCACTCGGCAAATGTGCGGGGGAAACCCTCCGGTCGTCTCCCGACAAAAATGTCCCAGTTACTCAAACCGGATTCAGCTAACACCCGTTTCTCGATTGCGTAGTATTCTTCCATTTGTTTTTCCAGTTCGGGGTCAGTTTCAAGCCCAAACCAGGAAGCGATCATATCGCTGAGTTCCTTGCCGAGCCTTTGCATACCCTTTTCAAAAAGCGTGATTAGGATCTGGCCAATGTCAAATGCTGTGGCGAATGCGGCGATGAAGAACTCCGCCGCCGCTTTACCCATATCCCAAAACGCCATTGCCCAATCAGGTGGGTCAAGCGATTCTATGCTTTCTGTTGGATCCCACTTTTTCAAGCGTTCGTTGAATTCCTGAATTTCTTTCCGGAAATTTTCCAGCCCTGCGGTTCCCAGTTCAAACGTAGCTTCGGCAATTTTGAACACACCCGCCGGAATTGACAATTCGCCGCCAAACATGTCTGTCAACGATTCTTTGATTGCCGCAGTCCAAGCATCTTTATCTTCCTTGTCACCGAACAACCATCCGATTGCACCCGCAGTAAGCACTAACAAAATGCTTCCAACAGCCACTTTGCCGAGTGCCAGCCCCACCGGTGCCAGTGCTTCGGTTATAGCACCAGCCAATCCGGTAAGAACCCAGGGCATAATCTTCCATGCCGTAACTGCTACTAGTGTTGCTAACCCGATTGAAAGCAGGGCGTTTTCGATAACGAAGTCTTTTGTTAACAGGATTGTTTTGCCTAACTTCTGCAAAAACGTATCTTCTTCGTTATCCCAAATACCCTTCAACTGGTTCCAAAACTCGACAATCTTTTTGCCAGGTTCTTCCCCAAACAAAAATTCGACCGTCAAGGTAATTGTCTTGCCTATTTTCTCGGTAAATGTTAGTTCTTCGCTGTCCCAAGTGGTTTTCAGATTGTTCCAGTAATCGACAATAGCCTGTACCCTTTCTTCACCTAAAAGCAGTTCGGCTAACAACCTTGCTGTTTGTGACACTTTTTGACCGAACGTTAATTCCTCACTTACCCACACAGTCTTTAATTCCGCCCAAAACTGCTTCACCCTAGCTATTACCCGTGCTGTAGTGCCTTCGCCGAATATGAGATCTGTAGTCAGTTCCAACGACTTGCCTATCTTCTGTATAAACGTCAGTTCTTCACTGCCCCAAACTGCTACCAAGTCAGCCCAGTATTGGTATACACGTTCCTTCAGTTCTTCGCCACCTAACCACACGAGGAAGTTGTCAAACGCATTCTGGATCTCACCCAGCACTTTGATTGTTTTTTCCTGGATGCCGCCCCAGTTCTCGTCCCAGGCTTTCTTCAGGTACCCAATGGCAAGCGCTATCCCTAAAATAGTAAGCACAGGCCCGCTCGTCACCAGGCCGAGAATTATACCGAGGGTAGTGAACCCCTTGATAACCATGGAAATTGCGCCAGCAACAAGTCCGAGCACGGTAATGAAGGATAGTATTGCGCCACCAACAACAGCGATGCGAATGACGTTGTCTTTCGTGGCATCATCCAAGTCCCGCCAACCGTCAACAAGGTCGCCAATTAGCCAATTTAGTGTCTTCATATAAGGCAGCAAAACATCGCCAAGTTCAATGCTGAAAGCGTGGATGATGTTCTTCGTTAAGTCAAACTGAGCGTTGAAACTCTGCATTTGCTCCGCTTCGATCAGTTCAGCCCAACCTTCACTATCACGCAAACGTTGGGTGTACTGCCTTAAAGCGTCTGCGCCCACGTCCAACAACCTAGCCATTGAAGGCCCAGCCCTTAGCCCAAATATGCGCAACACGTCAGCGGTGGTGGCACCGGCTTTGCTCAAATCATCGATAATATCGGCAAGATCACGCAGTTTGCCTTCACTCGTTGTAGTCTCCACACCCAAGCGTTTCAAAATTCGGGCAGCAGTATTGGATGGACTGATAAGCCTACTGATAGCACTCTTTAGCGACGTACCAGCAATCGAACCCTGAATACCGGCATTACCGAGCAAAGCGGCAGCGGCGACAATTTCCTCAAATTCCATTCCCGCGCTTTTTGCCACAGGCCCAACATGCTTAAACGTTTCGCCCAACAATTGCAGAGTGACGTTAGCGCCAGTAAAGGCCGCTACAAGAACGTCTGTCGCCTTTGATAAATCCTCTACCGCCATGCCGTAACCAAATAGAATGTTGGTGGTAATGTCGGCAGCCGTAACCATATCCACAGCACCAGCAGTAGCCATTCGAGTTACAACAGGTATCATTTCGGCGATTTCTTTAGCCTGGAATCCAGCCATCGCGAGAAATTTCATGCCTTCACCGATACTCGATAGTGAATGCCGCGTGGTTGTGGAGGTTTGAAGTGCCGCAGCACTCAAGGTGTGGTATTCCTGAACCGTTGCCCTGGCGACTGCTTTCACCCGCAACATCGATTCTTCGTGATCCGCCGACGCTTTTACTAGCTTTCTAACGGACAGACTCATAGCGGTTAAGGCTAAACCTGCGTTACGCCCATACCGCGCTATTTCGTCCAGTTGGCGAGTAACGGACTTCGTGCTTTTCACAAACCTATCAGTTAGGCGGGTTGCTTGAAGGAAACCCTTCTCTAGCTGTGAGGTTGAGGCCGTTAGGTTAACCACCAACGACGCAACGGTTGCCATATTTTGCCACCACCTTTCTTTCGCACATATAAGTCAAAGGGAGGCCCTAGCCTCCCTCGCTCAACTTGCCCATTTTCCCGCCGAACGCTTGTCCCAGCAATTGGGCGTTCATTTGTATTTCTTCTTCTGTTTGTTCCTTCTGCTGCGAACCAAACTTCGGCATAAAGTCGTCGGGTTTGAACCGCCTCCCATTTTTGCCCCTGTGTGCGTTGGCAACAGTGCTGGCTATGATACCAGCCTGCAAGTCCCCCCGAACTGCGCCCTGTGGATACATTTGCAGATACACCTGCCATTCGGTTAATTCGCGGCTTGTGTGCTTATCAAGCACCTCGCCCGGCGACATACCCAACAGGACGGCCAATTCAAAGACTAGCCGTCGGAGAGAGTCTCGTCGAAATTTTCGACCATCTCCTCCATGTCTTCCTTGGTTAGCCCACTAAGTTCAGTGGCAACTGCGGCAACACGCATAAGTGCCCTGGCGCTCTTCTTCGACAATGCCGCTATGTCATCGTCAGAGAACAGCCTGTTCCCGTCCTTATCAACAACACATAAAGCAACAAGTTTTTCCAGGGCATACCTGGTGTTTATTTGCCCCTTCTTTCCTCGCAAAGACTCCTCGTATTTCTGGCGTTCGCGTCCAGTCATACCCCGAACACCTACAATGCCGCCCCATTCAGGGACTTCCACTTCTCTGACTTCAACGTCATTTGCACCCAAAATAGCTTCTTTGGTCAAGTAAACTTTCTTGGCCATGGTTATACCTCCTTAATGTTGCAGGGGGCTGTTAAGCCCCCTTATTAACTTTCTTTACCGAAAGACGGTTTTGCGGTAGCAGCCAAGGTAATAGTTGCTTCCAAAAGCCCATCTGTCGTGATTTCGCCCGGTTCAAATCCGGCAATGTAAGCCTTAAATTCTAGGTAGTTATCCCCGTCCGGATAGACAATTCGGCAAGTAACCAGTTCCCGGTTTACCAGCTGCTCGAGAAACGCCTTCTGGTCTTCATCATCTGGTTCAAACAGTACATTCAGGGTTGCATCTCCCAACCGAAGAATGGTTGGCTGTTTTTCCTCGACGCCGTCCTCGGAACTCAAAACGGTGGCATCCGCCATATCAGCGGTTACACCCGGAGGTGTAATACTACGAATGCGGGCTATGTCCGTAAACGTGGACTCGCCCTCTTTCTTTACCTGAAACTTAGTTCCAGCACCCCACATAACTTTCACTCCTTCTTATTTGTGTAATAAATGAAAAAGTCTACATCTGAACGATATAGACCCGTCTCGTGTTCGTAACTATCCCGATAGTCGGCCCGTATTACTTGGGCCTTTGTCTTGTCGCCCAACACCCCCACAAAGAAATCAAGGGCGTTATTCAGCGCTTGTGCGATCCTTCGTGCAAGCACTAGATCGTCCGCATAGGCAGAAAACTGGAATCTTGGACTGTCAGCGGAATTTCCCCTAAGCGAAAGGGTTCGTGGCGAGCTGACACGTTGCCACACCACCGCAGGGGCTTGTTCCCCTTCCGGTATCGCCAAGGGGAACAAGTTGTTCCCAACAAGCGCAGTCAGTTCATCATCGGCCAATAGGTGAGCAACCAGCGCTCCTTCAATGTCCAAGTTTCTTCACCTCCTCAAGCACCGCCACTTCCATTGTTTTGCGTGTCTGTTCCACTGCGTTGGCGTGCTGCTCGTCCACGGCAGGACGCATAAACGGCTGTGCCGGGTGGAAAGACGTACCAAACTCCTGGTAGTAATCGTAAGAATGCCGAGAGCCTCCTTCCGGTTTCAGGCTGGAAGCCACTTGCACCCTCACTGCCCTGGAGCTTTGGTACGCAAAGGTGGAACGCAACGAATCGCGAAGTCGCCCGGTATCCACCGGAGCCTTTTGCTTCGCACTTCTTAAAATTGGTTCTGCGCCCGCCTTAGCCGCTTTGCCTAGCGAACGTCTGGTGGCGTTTTTAGGAATTTTCTTCAGGGCATTTTTGAGTTCCTTAGAACCCTTGATCTCCACGCGAATCCGCATTCAACTCACCTTTTCCTTGCACATAAGCTGAATCTCGTAATTTTGCTCCTCTGGGTTCATGACGGACTCTATTTCAAATACCCTGTCGCCCCACCTAACACGCATGTCGGGCTTAATGCCTTTGATATGGCGGAATGAAATGCGGACTATTTGCTCGTTAACAACTTGCCTGCTTGCCCAATATTCGCGCCCGCGCAGAGGATCAATTTCCGCCCACACGGTGGCGAATGGCACCCAGTCGCGGATAGGCTGGTTCAGTTCGTTCCGGCCAATTTCAGTGTACAGTTCGATAACAACTTGATGGCGGAACACCCTTTTGCGTTTTTTCACGCTAACCACCAGCCTTCGCCTTGAGCATGCCAATCATGGTAATCAGGCTTTGGTCAGACACTTTTCCCACTTGCCCCGGATCTTCAAACCACCGCACAAGAATCACCTGGGCTGTCGCTTGCGCCAATGGGTCAACCGGTTCTTCGTCACCCCACCGCTTTCCCGTAGCAACCGTCAGGTATTCTTCAATAGCAGGAACGTAGGAGAAGGCTTTCGGCGGTACTTGCTCCGGGCTGTCGTAGTCAAGTGCTTCAGCAACTTTTTGAGGGGTTAGTAACGCCATATCACCACCTGCCTTTAGGGAAGGGAAGCCCGAAGGCTTCCCTTAGTCCCCAATGGTTTTTGTTACTATCACGGTGTAGACGGTTTC